ATTTTTTTAAATAAAAAAAATAGGAAAAAAATCCTTGACATTTGATTGATTTTGTGGTATAGTCTTTTACAGTTGGTAGGGAAAAGTATATCTTGATTAAAAAACAGCTCTTTAAACAGGGCTGTTTTTTTTATTGATAAAAATAAATTTTTTTTCAGATACCAATGGTTCGGTTTCTTTTTTGTTAAAGGAGATTTTTATGAAGAAAGTAAAAGAAGTTATCGGTCTTGAAACAATTAAACAAGAAAGTACTTTAACAGTTCAAGATACGGATGACAGTTATTTAGCGCGTCATGCAGGGATGCAAACAGTAAATACTTCAGCCAGAGGTATTTTACGTGAAAACGATTCGGCACCTCAAAGAAAAAAATTATTAGGAGAATAAAAATGTCTTCAGTAAATCAATTATATCAACGTTTTTTAAAAATGAAAACGGCTCGTCAATCTTTGGAAAATTCTTGGAAAGATTGTTATGCTTTTGCGTTGCCTCAAAAAGAAGGAAGCTTTTGTGAATTTTCAACAAATGCATCAGAAAAATTATTTGATGGGACTGCGCCAGATTGCGTTGATCAATTAGCTGCTTGTATTTTTTCAGAATTAACACCGTCTTGGCGTAAATGGTTTAACTTGGTTGCAACTAATGTCGAACAAAATGAAGATGCTCAAAGTGCAGAATTTTTGGAAGATATTTCTCAAACGCTAAATTCACATTTAAATTTATCGAATTTTAGTGTTGAAATGCATCAATGTTTTTTAGATTTAGTGACGGTTGGAACGGCTTGTTTGTTATTTGAAGAAGCCAGAATTGGAGAAAAAACAGCTTTTCATTTTACAGCTATACCTTTGTCTGAAATTTATGTGGATGAAGGATATAAAGGTGTTTTAGACACAACGTTTAGATATTGTCAATTACCTTTATCGACTGTTATTCAACGTTTTGAATGTGAAGATGCTGTGAATAAACAACAATTAAAGGACATAAATCCTGCAGATATTTTAATTCCTGTAATTGAATGCGTTGTTCCTAAAAAATGTGGTGGATATGAATACGTCGCTTTTGTGGAAAAAGATGCAGATGGATTATTTGGAAAAAAAGAACATTTTATTTTAAAGCAAGGTTGTTTTGAAACATCACCATTTATAACTTTCCGTTGGATTAAAGCAAGTGGAGAAGTTTATGGACGTTCTCCTGTGATGAAGGCTTTGCCTGATATCAAAACAACCAATAAAGTTGTTGAATTGATTTTGAAAAATGCAACCATTGCTGTGACTGGAATTTGGCAAGCCGAAGACGATGGTGTTTTAAACCCAGCAAACATTCGGTTGGTTCCTGGAACGATTATACCAAAGGCTGTTGGCTCTAAAGGATTAACGCCATTACAGGCAGCAGGAGATTTTGATGTATCTCAATTAATTTTAGAGGATTTAAGAAATCGCATTCGGCATGCTCTGTTAAATGATAAGTTAGGTCAAGTTCAAAATACAAAAATGACGGCCACAGAAGTATTGGAACGTTCGGCTGAAATGATTCGTATTTTAGGAGCTGTGTATAGTCGATTGCAAACAGAGCTGTTGACGCCACTTATTGAACGTGGATTAAGTATCTTAAGGCGAAGAGGTGAGGTTCCAATTTTATTTTTAGATGGTTATTCAATTAAAATTACATATCAATCGCCAGTTGCAGATTTACAAAATCAACGTCAAGCAAATGAAGTGATGAATTTTATTCATTCTTTTGCAGATATGAATATGGATGCATTTCAGATTGTTGATGTTTATGGATTGGCAAAATGGCTGGCAAATCAATTAAATATACCGATGGATTTAATTAAAAATCCAGAAATAAAAAAACTTAACTAAACAAGAGGTAAAAATGAAATTTTTATGGTCTGTTTTAGAAAGTTCAGACAACGTTTCTGCGAATGAAGATGTTGCTCATGCTTTTGCTAAATGTTTTTCGTCAAATGAAGGAAAACGTGTTTTAAATTTTTTAGCATCGCAAACAAAAGACAGATTTTTATCTGCAGATGCTTCAACAAATGAATTGTGGTTTCAAGAAGGGAAACGCGCATTATTCGCGCAAATTGAACATTTAATTTTAAAAGGGAAAAAAGGAGTTTAATATGGTAGAAAATTTAATGCAAATAAATGAAAAAAAACAAGAAGTTCCTGCTAAATTTTTGGATGCAAAGGGTAATTTAAAGACGGATGTTTTATTGCAATCTTATTTAGAATTAGAAAAAAAATTAAGCAATATGGTAATGCTTCCAAATGATGCATCATCCGAGGAAGAAAAGCGTTCCTTTTACCAAAAAATAGGGGTTCCAGACTGTGCTGAAAATTATCAATTAGAAATTAAACATGATTTATTGGCTAGCGATCCCCAGGTAAATCAAAAATTATTTGATTTAAGATTTACAAATCAACAGGCTCAAGCCGTTTATGATTTGGCCGCAGAAAAAGTATTGCCTGTGATTGAAGAATTAGCTCAAGATTACGAGGCTGCACGTCAACGTTTAGCTTTGGAAAATCAATTTGGAGGAAAAGAACGTTTTGAACAAGTCTCACGTCAAATTACAGCATGGGCCAAACAAAATGTATCTACGGATGTTTTTGATGCATTGTCAACAACTTACGAAGGGGTGATGACTCTTTATAAAATGATGCAAACAAATGAACCTGTAATGATGCCAAAAGGCATTTGTTCTCATGAAATTTTAGATGAAGAAGGGTTAAAAAAATTGATGATGTCGCCAAAGTATTGGAAAGAACAAGACCCTTTGACATTGAAAAAAGTGGCAGACGGATTTAATCGTCTTTACTCGCATTAATTTAAAAGATAATCGCATTTAAGGCGACCTTTTATTTTCTTTTTATGATGGGCGGGGAACCATAACCCGTTATAAAAAATTTTGTTTTTTGTTTTAACTAAAAAAAAGGATATAATAAATATGACTTCTACAACTATTGATGCAGCTTTTGTAAAACACTTCCAAGCAGAAGTAGTGACTGCATATCAACAAATCGGTTCTAAATTACGTTCAACAGTTCGTTCTAAAAATAACGTTGTTGGTGTCAGTACAACATTCCAATTAATTGGTAAAGGTAATGCAACAACAAAAGAACGTAATGGTGTTATCAGCGCTATGGAATTTGAACACAAACCTGTCGAATGTGTTTTGACTGATTATTATGCTGGCGCATGGGTGGATAAATTAGATGAATTAAAATTGGGGCACGATGAACGCAGAGCAATTGCTCAAACAGGTGCATATGCTTTGGGTCGTAAGACAGATGAGTTAATTATCAATGCTTTAAATTCGTCAACAAATACAGTTTCAGATTCTGCTGTTGAGTTGAATAAAGAAACCATTTTAGACGCATTTACAAAATTAAATAATGCTGATGTTCCAGATGATGGAGAACGTTATGCTTTGGTTTCTCCTGCTCAATGGAATCAGTTGCTTAACATTGAAGAATTTTCTTCATCTAATTATGTTGGAGATAAAACACCATTTATCGCAGGAATTGAAAGCCGTAAATGGTTAGGTATTAATTGGATTATGCATACTGGTTTACCAAGCGATACTGGTTCTCATACGTGTTTCATTTATCATAAAAATGCAATAGGTCATGCTGTGGGAATGGATATTAAAACAGATATTTCTTGGCATGGAGACCATGCAGCTCACTTTGTCAATTCAATGATGAGTCAAGGGGCTTGTTTGATTGATGAAAAAGCTGTTGTAAAAATAGTTTGCTCTGATTAATGTTTTTTGATGTGGAGGGGAATTTATTTTCCCCTCTTTTTTTATGGAGAGAAAAATGGCACAATCTGCAATTTCTTTATGCTCTAAAGCTTTGATTAAGTTGGGAGCGCATCCGATAATTTCTTTTACAGAAAATACAGCAGAAGCGCAAGTTGCATTACAACTTTACGAAGCAACCAGAGATGCATTATTATCATCGTATCCGTGGCATTTTGCAACAGCTCAAGAAGAATTATCGTTGTTGCGCGATGCTCCTTGCGCTGATTATGCTTATGCGTATCGGTTGCCAAATGATTTTTTGCGTGCTTTATCTGCAGGGGTTAATTCAAATGGCAAAGGCTTGAACTATCGAATTTATGAACGGACCTTGCATTGCGATTCTAAAAACGTGGTGTTGACATATATCTTTAATCCAAAAGAAGAAAATTATCCACCTTTTTTTGATTATGTATTGATTTTAAAATTGGCTGCCGAATTTTGTTTGCCTTTGACTGAAAACAGTTCAAAAGCAAAACATTTAGAACAAATGGCAAAAGAAGCATTTAATCAAGCAAAGCTAATCGATGCACAGCAAAATTTACCACAAACAATA